TATAACAGAACCTAAATGGAAAAGTTGGATAGTGCAAACTACAACACCTTTATTTACACCTGATCAATGCAGACAAATTATTGAGGCAGGTAGAAAACAACCACCACAAACAGCACAGATTGGTATGGGGAAACCAGGAGGGGGAACAGATACAAAAAAAAGAGTTACAACAATTAGTTGGATACCTTTTAAAGAAATGAGTCATATGTACGTAGACCTTAATAGATTTATACAAAAAGCAAATGAAAACCATTTTGGTTTTGGTGATATACAAGTAACAGAAAACGCACAGTTTACAGAATACCCAGAAGGAGGGTTCTATGATTGGCATATGGATTGTGATGTAAGCATGGCTCATGAACCACCTGTTAGAAAAATATCAATGACGCTGTTACTAAACGATCCATCAGAGTTTGAAGGTGGACACTTAGAACTTATGGCACCTGGAAAATTTGCAGAACTAAAACAAGGACATGCTATAATATTTGCATCTTTTTTAAATCACAGAGTACAACCAGTAACACGTGGTGTTAGACAATCTCTTGTTGTTTGGTTTGGAGGTAAACCTTTTAGATGATCGATGACAAACAGATTCATATATTTAAAAATTTTATATCTTCTACAGATTGTGATGCATATTTTAAAAAAATAAAAGATATTGGACCCCAACCTAAAATGCTTGAATTTGAACAAATTACTTTAGACTTAACTGGTGATCCGATAGGGGAAAAAGTAAAAAATTTTATAAACAAAGAGTTTAATTTAAACTTAGAATTAGATCAATTGCAGATACAAAATTGGCATGTAAATAGCTATGGTAATTTACACACGCATTATAATCCAGGAAGAGAACATATTGTATATACTAGCTCTTTATATTTAAACGACGATTTTTTAGGGGGAGAATTTATAACGGAAGATGGTATAAAATTAAAACCTATTAAAGGAATGCTTACATTTTTTAATGGTCAGACTATAAAGCATGGTGTTAACCCAGTGTTTAAAAACGATAGAAAATCATTAATTTTTTGGTGGAGAGGACAATGATTAAAGAAGGATTTTTTCCAACAATAATATATGCAGAAGATCTAAAATTAAATACAGAAGATCTAGCTCAACAAATAATTAAATGGTCTCAAGAAGGTAAAGGGGTTAAGAAAACCAATGTAGGTGGATGGCACAGTGAAACAGATATGCATAAAAAACCTGAATATAAACCTTTAGTAGATGAATTATTTAAAATGGTACATCAAGTATTTAACGAAGAATGGTTAGATAAACGACCCGTGTTAGGAAATATGTGGGCTAATATAAATTATACTGGTGGATATAATAGACCCCATGTTCACCCAAATGCTTTATTTACTGGAGTATATTATGTTAAAATTTCCCCTAATTGTGGAAAATTAATATGTCAAGACCCTAGACCAGGTATACAAACCTGTATGCCCACTAGAAAAGAAGGACAACCTCCTCCACATCTATGGAGAGAAGTACATTTAGAGCCACAAGAGAATAGAGCAATAATGTTTCCTGCGTGGTTATGGCATTGTGTTGAACCTAATCAATCTAATGAACCAAGAATATCAATAAGTTTTAATTTTATACAAGATGGCTTTCAATAAATATCACGTAATTAAAAATGCAATTAGCTATGAGTTAGCTAATTTTGTATTTAACTATTTTCTTCTTAAACGAGATGCAGTTAAATTTATGTACGATAATAATTTAACTTATGACAATGGGATGTTAGGCACTTGGGCTGATAAACAGATTCCAAACACTTATTCTCATTATGCTGATCCGGTGATGGAGACCCTTTTAGTGAAAGTATTACCAGTAATGCAGCAAGAAACAGGCTTAGATTTAATTCCAACTTATTCATACGCTAGATTATATAAGCATGGAGATGAATTAAAAAGACATAAAGATAGACCTAGTTGTGAAATATCAACTACCATTAATTTAGGGGGCGACCCTTGGCCTATATTTATAGACGGCACAGGAGCTGATTCTGTGATAGACGAATATAACAATATACATAAACCTGACGCTCCCAAAGGCACTAAAGTCCTACTTGAAGTTGGCGATATGCTAGTATATAGTGGATGTGAATTAGAGCATTGGAGAGAACCGTTTGAAGGTAATACTTGCGGACAAGTATTTCTTCATTATAACCATGTAAATGGTCCTTTTGCGGAAAAAAATAGGTTCGACAAAAGGCCGATGTTAGGACTTCCACCATTTAGGATGTCATAATATGGAGTTATATGTTACAAAAATTAGGTTTTTTACCAGGATTCAACAAACAGGTTACAGAAACCGGGGCTGAAGGCCAATGGTTTGATGGTGACAATGTTAGATTTAGATATGGTACCCCAGAAAAAATAGGTGGTTGGCAACAGCTAGGTGATGATAAATTAACTGGTGCAGCTAGAGCTATTCATCACTGGGATGATAACGCTGGTATTAAATACGCTGCCATAGGGACCAATAGAATTTTATATGTTTATTCAGGAGGAGTGTATTATGACATTCATCCAATTAGAACCACTTTAACAGGTGCAAAATTTTCAAGTAGTTCTTCATCTACAACAGTTACAGTTACATGCACTGGTAGTCATGGTTTAGCTGAAAATGATATTGTTATGTTTGATAGTGTAACAGGAGTGCCAGCTGGATCAACTTATAGTAATGCTACTTTTGAAGATGAAAAGTTTATGGTGACTGCTATTCCTACAGCAACTACCTTTGAAATTACAATGACTACTCAGGAATCAGGGACTCCATTAACTACAAGTGATGGTAACAGCACTTCTGTGTTATGTTATTATACAGTAGGACCTTCACAACAACTAGGTGGTTATGGTTGGGGTACAGGATTATTTGGTGGTACAGCTCTTGGAGCAGCCACTACAACTTTAGCTTCTGGTATTAATGACGCTGTAACAGATATTCCTTTAACTAACTCAGCAGCTTTTCCATCTTCAGGAGAAATAAGAATTGGGTCAGAGGATATAAGTTTTACAGCTAATAATACTGCTACAAATATTTTAAGTGGAGGTGCAAGAGAAGTTAATGGTACAACTAAAGCATCACATAGTGGTGGCGATACTGTAACAAACATATCTGAGTATGTTGCTTGGGGTGAAGCATCATCTGCTGACTTTACTATTGATCCTGGTTTATGGGTATTAGATAACTACGGTACAAAATTAATAGCACTTATATATAATGGTAAGTGTTTTGAGTGGGACGCTGCTGGTCCTGCTGCTGTTTCTACTAGAGCCACTATATTAGCTAATGCACCCACAAAATCTAGACATGTTTTAGTATCTACGCCAGATAGACACTTAGTATTTTTAGGAACAGAAACAACAGTTGGAACTGACACAACACAAGATGATATGTTTATAAGATTTTCTTCTCAAGAAAGTATTGATGAAACAGACTCATACACAGTTAAAGCAAACAATACCGCAGGTACACAAAGACTTGCTGATGGTTCTAAAATTATGGGAGCTATTAAAGGTAGGGATGCAATTTATGTATGGACAGATACAGCACTGTTTCTTATGAAATTTGTTGGCCAACCTTTTACTTTCTCATTTGAACAGGTAGGAACTAACTGTGGATTACTGGGTAAAAATGCTTGTATTGAAGTTGATGGTACAGCTTATTGGATGTCTGAAAATGGATTTTTTGCATACGATGGTCAATTAAAATCTTTACCTTGTTTGGTAGAAGACCATGTTTACGATGACTTAAACTCAACCTCAAGAGACTTGGTTAATGCAGGATTAAATAATTTGTTTGGAGAAATCAATTGGTTTTATTGTACTTCTGCATCAGATGCAGTCAATAGAGTAGTAACTTATAACTATTTAGACTCTACAACCAGGCGTCCTATATGGACAACTGGTACTTTACCACGAGCAGCATGGCAAGATTCTGCTGTTTTTGATAGACCTCACGCTACATATTACAACCCTTCTGATAACGCTTCGTCCGATGTTACTGGTAATACGGATGGAAGTACTATATATTATAATCAGGAAACAGGGACCGATCAAGTCAACGCTGGCGGAACGGTAACTGCTGTAATCGGTACTATAACTTCAGGAGATTTTGACATTACTCAAAGAAGAGCTAGCACAGGACAAGTTGTAGGCATGCCTGACCTTAGAGGAGATGGAGAATATATAATGAGAATAAGCAGATTTATACCAGATTTTATTTCACAAACAGGAAATACACAAGTTAGTTTTGTAACAAGAACCTATCCAAATAGTTCAGCTACAACTACAAATTTTAGTATTAGTTCTAGCACTACAAAAAAAGACACAAGATTAAGAGCACGATCAATTGCTATGAAAGTAGCCAACACAGCTAGTAATGAAGATTGGAAACTAGGAACGTTTAGATTAGATATACATCCTGGAGGCAGAAGATAATGGAAGATGAATTTTTAGCGGAATATTTAAATAGTCCTGCATTACAAGCTAAATATGGTAATTATCGTAACTATAGAGATTACATGTTAGAAAATCAACTAGGCAATAACACAGGTATTGTATCAAATATAAAATTTCCTCAATTTAACTTACCTGATTTTAGTAACATAAAGAATTTAGGTGGTCAAATAGCAGGAGGTCTGATGAGTTATGCTACAGGCATTCCTTTTTTAGGTCCTATAATAGGTAATATAGCTCAACCCGCACCATCAGATCTTATAGGTAGAGATTATATGGCTAACACTTATGGATTAGATAATATAGGTAGAATTCAATCAGGTATAATGCAAGGCTATAGTCCAGTTAATATGATGGGAACAGGAATGATAGAATCTGTTGATAAAAGAATGAATAAAATTTTAGCTAGAAAAGAAGCAGGAAAAAATTATTCTCAAAAGAATTTAGATGAGTTACAAAAATTACAAGCAGATTTAATTGCAAACGAAAAAGCTAATACTTATTCACCTGTAATAACACAAGACCAAAAACAATTTTTTAGTGGTGATGGTAGTAAAAGTAGTGGCGGTAGTAAAAGTGGTGGGTTTAGCAGTGCAGAAAGAGGAGCCTCTTTGCATGGAGCAAAAGGTGGATTAGCTAGATACTTTTCTTCCTTCT